AATTTTCTTTATTATGACAGTGAACCGACTCATAATTGTCGTTGCAAATATTGATTTCTTGACACTACTGTATACTTGCAAACAGTAATGTTCAAGTCCGTGTAAACTAGTTACTTGGACAGCGTATGCGTAAGCTCCTGGTAATGGCTGACCCATGTCAGCAGCCAATTTACCTCCCGGATCGAATGATCTCCTGTCTGGGACTCGTTCTATCCGGTGACTCAAAGAAAGCTCAGAGACCTCCTCAGATATACCTCCTAAGCTCACGTGTGTATTCATGATGATAGTGATACTACCAGGTTCAAGGCCCCATAATGTTGTAAGCCAGTCACATTGTGCATTGCTTAATCTATCCATGATAGCAGGTCTTCCTTTCCTCTCTAGTATTTCTTTCTTTCTAACCGATAATGACTTAACTACTGCTATAATGTCATTTGGTACAATAGATTCTGTAGGGCCATGTACGTATGTAGACACTGCTCTAGCCAAGTACTGTCCTCCTACTCTCTGTTTATGATCAACACGTAGAAACTCAGCGATAGCACCTAAGAAACATTTATGAGATTGAAATCTGATATTGAGCGATGCCGCACCCCTCATCAACACCTGTACTTGGTGTAGGTTTGTGACGGCTGCCAACACGTCATCCCCGTTATGCAAGGTCGGAACTAATTGACCATCTAGACAAGAATCTATGTATATCTTATTCAATACTGTGTTTATGAAAGTAGTCATACGCCACCCAGAGAGTAATGTTCCTTTTGCTTTATACTTGCCCCCTAATTTGTCTAACACAGTTACATCGTCTAGTGCTGCTATTTGCCAGTTTATAGCGGCGACTTGGTCTGGGTCCAAATAATGGGAAAAGACGTCACGGTATGCGATCAATACCATCTGCATCGTTACAGTCGAATGCTGAGAGTTAAAGTCCTCAAAGTCAAAACAAAAAGGCGTTCCGTTTTTGATGACATTTTGCACAGATAAAGCCACGTTTTCAGTGGTAGCACTTTTGCCTATAGGGAACACGTTACTTAGTAAACTCTCACAATCACCAAAACCGTACTGACTGAGAACGAAACAAGTGTTATCGACACCGTAGATAGCACGCTGCTTTCCCCATTCATACTTGGTCATCGCTTTAGCCTGTACTTCTGGGGTGCGGTCGATAAAGTGGTTTATAGGATAATGTGGCATCCTACTCATTGCAAAGATTTTATTGCGTAGTGTGCTGTCAGCTGCTTTAAATTCGTCATCTTCTTCATATTGACTGAAAAAAGTGCCAGCTGGTGCCCACTTCCATCTCATCTTCCAATGGTTGTCCCACTTCTTCTTAGTCGGCTTGTGTCCATTGCGTAACAGTCGAGAAAACAACTCACCACACTTACGGTAAACAGTGTCACTGTCAATATTGCACACATTTGGATTTACACGATGGTCCTTTTCGGCCGCCCAGTCGACAGTACCAAGTCCCCTATTGACCAACACTTCGAACTCGAAGCATGGTGTAAGATCCAGAGAAAGACAGTTCTGCAAGGCCTTAAGTCTAAGTGTAACTGTGTTTTTGACATAGCTCGCGAATGATAGAACATCTATGTACGGCTTATACCACACTTTGCTATTCGACACATATTGGTATATTTCATCAGGCATATTTAATATCCAAACAACCAGGCCAGCAAAGAAGGCCTCAGTAAAATCAGGATGTTGAACTAGTCGAGATATGAAGTATTCCAAAAACCGTATTTTAGACATTACATACGTCTCATCGAGCGCTTTAAGTTCGTTAACCGTAACATGGCGTAAATGTTTCGCAGAAACTTTAGTGTGGTTGAGGGTGATCTCTTTCCGTAAGATGGCTGATATCGTTACAGGCTTTAAATTTTGCAAATGAGTGTATTGGTGTTTAGTCATAAACACGTCTTTTATAATATCCTGATCATTAACTGGCCCGTATGGAAACAAAGAGACTCCATATTGGATTCGTGAGATATATCGTAGGTCGGCATCTTTAAGTAAGTGAAAGTGAGTTTTGGAATGAACGTAATATGCAGTGATTCCCAGTAAAGTAAAATAGTGTGCCGCCAGCGGTACGGAGTGAGTAGTCAACTTCTTCCATACGGTCCCAGACCCTGTATGACCATGTCTCACATCAAGTAAGACATACTCTGCTTCACTGAAGCTACAAGATGTAATTGAGTTGGTACCAGACCTCTTCAAACATCTTGGTATGTGGTCCAGCTCGGCTAGTCTCCGTCTGCCGGGGGTGGTAACTCGTCGTTCGGCTGCTCCATCGTGTCCACACCATTCCGAGATTGGGAAGCTTGAGTATTGTTTCTCAACGGCATCCCAACGATCATCGTGTCCACGTGAAAACCCGCCAGAGCAAGGTCGTATTTGGCAGTCAACCTAGCCAGAGTATTAGCCACTATGTCGGCAGCTGAAGTGTAATACTTCGGTAGGTTAGGCATCAAGTCTTCCCTAACGACGACTTCGGCTAACCATTCGGGCTCGGATAATACCTCGAACCGTATTACGCTCCAACTAAACACTTGCTCTTGGTAGAGTCTGTGACTGAAATCGGATCCCCAACATTTGTCACGCCTCTCAACACCGACGAACCGATAATTCTCAGGGCGACGTAGCTTACAAGGTGTCGTGGGGGGCATGGCCACACTGACGTTATTTGCAGCATATATACGGTGTGCCCCCAGATTGAGTGGGTGCTTGTATCGGACATTGTGCCCCTGCCACCGTGCAACGACTCCATATGCCCACAAATCACCATAGTTCATGGTCCTATAAGTATGACCGTCATCGAACTCGTTGACCATAGGATTTATTTTGAACGTTGCGTGATATGGAGTACCGTCTAATAGCGACCCTGCACGGCCACATAACATAGCAATACCTCCTGGTGCTACCATCGAGTTAAACAGTACATCTTGACCACGTTCGGCGTAACCATACTCCTCAAGGTGCTCTATTTGCACATGGCCTATCGGAATATGCTTTGTCTTATGACCGTCGATTCCGCCCTTTATGAATGTGTAACAATGCTGATATGAGCATAAAGGCACGTCTTGCCCCAGCACAGCACTAACTAGTGCGTTTGCACGTGTCGCAACATCGAGCTCGTCACGAATATTTAGACGCATATTCTTAAGCAACTCCCGAATGTTTTTAGCATTCATGATAATCATATACTCACCCCAATACCATGCAGTATTGTATAACAGTGAGTCTACAACACACCCGTCATTAGAGTTTACAATGCCATCATACTCACGGACAGCTTCCACGGAAGTGCAGACTGCTTCTCCTAGCAGCAAGCACGGTATAGAAGCCCGCTTGAGGCCTAATGAAGGCAACCTGCAGACACGATGGATATGTGTCCACCAGTGTGCCTCTACTGTCTCAGTACTGGGTTGACAGTACCAGGGTCTGAGTATTTTTGCAGCGTTGAGTGCATCTTCATGCCATCTATGTGTAGTACATAATTTGTGCAACAACACTAACAGGTCGTTATCATCGTAGCTCGTAGAGTTAAGTACATTTACTTCGGGACCAACAAAAACAACAGAATTCGGCATGAGGTTGAAGTCCACGTTCTGGTCTACTAGTAGAGGTGACATACGCACGTTACCCTTAAGGCAGTGTAACAGCATGATACACTCTTTTTCCGTCAAGTTGCTCGTATTTATCCAGTACTTGTACTGCTTCAGGTGCTTTATGGCATTATCATCTCTTGGCACCTCACTAGGCAAGAATGTAACATTCATTTCATTAGTCTCCGGGGCATGGTTGATATTTTGTGGAACAATATATCTGTTTGAAATAAAATCAAAGTGGTCGCCGAAGTGATCACCTGACCTACTATGTCCGTCGTTGTATTCGTACATTTTCCACACCTTGACGTTGTAAGATATATGTGTGTCTAGATTGGCCTCTGGCTCCATGCCGTCGACCCGGTCTAACAAAGCACGCTTGATATTAGACAAATTAGAGTCGGAGTCCGCCACACCACAAGCAGTAGGGCCGGACCTAACCATAGTCTTCAGCGTATCCCACTGTTGACGTGGGTCTGGTATCCGTGACCAAGCT